AATTAGGTTGGCCACGTCATCGCCGTCTGACCTGGCTTGGCCGATGATCTGCCCAGCCTTGGCGGCTAGGCCGATCACCTCACCCACTTGGGCAAGCGCGTCCTCCCGCTTCTTGTTTAGTTCTTTGATTACCGCTTTGAGGGTTTGCATTTCTTTAGTCCTTTAGTCAGCGCAGATAGGTTGAATTTGGGTGTCTCACGCCTGCGCTTGTCGTGATGTGCCCTTGCTCTCTGTTCGTAAGATTTGCGTGCCTTCTCTGACTTGGCCGACCGAAACCGGATGCCCAGCCGGTCCGCCACGTCCAATGCCTTCTTGCTGACCGCCTGCTTGGTAATGCCAAACCGCTTGGCCACGTTGGTCATGCTTTCCGTGCTGCGGTTGAGAACGATAGACAGCACGGCCTGGTCCAGCGTGTCCGTCATCTGCTGCATGGACGGGTGCTCAGGGGCCTTGGCCATGAGGTAGTCGATCACCAGCACCGTATTGGTGACCCCGCAGGTCGTAACCGTAATGGTCGAAAAGGCCTCTTTTACCAAATCCCGCAGGCTGTCGATCCTCATGGAAGGATGGGGGTCTCCCGAGGGCAATCTTTCGATCAGTTCCTGGTCAATCATGACACGCAACCTTCAAGTTGTTTTGAGCCGTCAGACTTCACCTTCAAGTTCCCCCTTAAAGGGGGGAACTTGATGGTGGTACCGTCAACCGAACTTGAAGGTACCTTCAGGTTAATTTGAAGGTTAAAAAGGCTCATCGGTTTTTTCCTCCAAAACGTAGGTTCCATTGGGTTGTTTTTTGACGATTTTTAATCCCAAAGCTTTGGCGACAATCCGGTAGGCGGTGGACTCAGATATGCCGTCCGCCTGCTTAATTACCCAAGCCTCAAGGTCGGATCTCGTACATGGGTAGCCCTTAAACCTGGTCAGATCGACTTGTTCCGGCTGTGGCCCGGACTTCTTTTTAACCGCCTCCCCCGCCTCAATCCACGCCATCCCATGCTCGCTGTGCTTTAGGTTTATATGTGGCTGCACTGAATTTTGCGCCACAATGCCGTTAGAATTGAGATTAGACCGCTTTCCTCGTTTGGTTACTTCCAAGCGATACAAACGCTTTCCTTCTGCGTCCTCGCCGCATGGCGCCAGCATTAAAACGGCCCTAGCCCAGTTGGTCAGCTCGCTCGAACCAAACCCGCTGTAGGCTTTGTCGTGGCCTTGGTAGCCCGTGCCCTCTTTCAGCGGCTTGGGGGTGTGGTGGATCAGCATCCAGCTAAACCCAGCCGACAAGGCCAGCGGATTCAGCCGATTGCGAAGGAAGCCGCCGGCCGTCTCTTGGTTGGAAAGGTCGCCCCCGATAAAGGCCAAAAGCGGATCCATCCAAAACAGGTCAGGGCGGTGCTTCTCGGCCAGCCTCCGGGCGCGGTCCACAAAGGCCTCCCCGGTGCTGGTGCAATCGCGGACGATCGTGACGTTAGTCATGACCAGCGCCATCTCCTCCGGCGTCAGGTTCATGGCTTTAATGACCCCCTGCACCGCCTCCGCCACGTCCCCCTCGTCGTTCTCGGCCTGGACGATCAGGCTGCGCAGGCCGTCCCCCTTAGGCGTAATGCCAAAAAAGGAGCGCCCAACCGCCCACGTGATGGCGGCCTGTAGGCACAGGACAGACTTGCCCAGCCCGCTGGACCCTACCCACAAGGCCGAGCCACCCCTGCAAATCCACCGCCTGCCAAGAAGCGTGGTCGGATCCGCCTCCTCTTTAAAGTTTATCAGCTGTTCCCAGCTGTAGGGCTCGGGAATGTCCCCATAAACCGTCCACTCCTTCCACTGCAGGTAGGTCAGGGTCGGAGCCCCGCACTCCACCAGCTCCTGCTTTTGGCCCGTGCTGGTGCGGACAGCGCCCGGCAGGCGGCTTAACCGGCCCGGGTCCTTGTTGGCCACGTCCGGCTTGGCGTGAGCCAGGTGTTTGTAAATGAAGTCCACCCGCTCCCGGTACTCCGGCTCGCTCTCCGCATCCACCCGCACCCAGCCGTGCAGGCTGCGCCCCCCGGACCGGATGATGCAGCTGGTGGGTAGTCCGGCCTTTTTCAAAAAGGCCCACTGCTCGTCCAGCGTGCTTTCGTCGAACTCGACTAGGCAGTGCCGCCACTTGGTGATGTCGGCGGCTTTGCGGCTTTTGCCGTTGTTGGGGTTGATGGAGCAGTAGACGCCCACGGCGTCCCCCTGCCACTTGGCCAGCCCGTCCCCTTTAAACAACTCGATCCACTCCTCGCGGGTGCGGGTCTCGCCGGCCCCGTCCGGCCTTTCCCGGTCGCCGTCGTTGATCGCCCGGCAGATGTTGATGGACTCGCCCAGCTCAAAGCACGTAGCCAGAAACTTTTCGGCCGGAGTCTCACCCACGCTCTGCGGCATGGGCGGGACGGGCATCTCGTTTTTGATAATCGTCAAATTGCGCAACTGGTACTTGGCGGCCGGCCTCCACGGCTCCCGGGCCGGCCGGGCATAGGCTGACTTAACAACGCTTAAACATTCCCGCTGCGTCAGCCCATTCTGGATGCCCCACGCCTCCGCCTCGTTCTCCGCGTCCGCCATTGCCATGCCGCCGTCGCGCAGCTGGCAGACGATGGCAAACAGCGTGGTGTTTCGCGTGCCCTCGGCCGCTCCGTTCTGCATGGCGGCCTTGGTTGCTGGAGCTAAGTCGACAATCATTTTTTAGCTCCGCAAATAGGGCAAGGCTCTTTGCCGTCCTTTACAGCCTTGTCCCGCTTCGAGTATTTCTTAGCCCGATCAATCAGTTCTCTGACTATCCTTTGAGCTACCCCGATTCTCGTCCCCACCATGTGTGGCTTGCCATCGGTGTTTGATTTTTTCGCCCGATCCAAAAGCTCATCAATCCAGTTGAGTCTTTTTATACTCATACCCACTGCCCCATCCCGTATCGCCCCCGGTTCGCCTTGATTTTCTCCAGCACCACGGCCCACTCGGCCGGCGACCAGGATGCGATGATGCGGGCGTCGAAGAATTGGATGAGCATATCAAGCAGCTCTCTGTCGCTCATTTTCAGCCCTCGCAATCCTTTTCCCTATCCACCGCATGCACGGCACGGCCATCGAGTTGCCAAGAGCCTTGTACCTCGGCCCATCCGGGCATTGGTCGGCTGGCTTGTTGCGCCAAGGGATCAGCGTGTGGTCGTCGGGAAAGCCTTGAAGCCTTTCACATTCCCTCGGAGTGAGCCTGCGGACGGCCATCTTTGATTGAATCATCCCTGTGTTCCGACCGCTCGGATTGCTATTGGTATTTAGCGCATAGGCAGATTCACTTTCCCGAACTTCACCAGATGCGTTTTGGTGGAACGCCATCACCTTCGCCCAGCTGGTGTTGGTTCCGCCCACAGCCTCCGTCAGTGTTGCGGCCACATCGCCGTCGATTGTTTGGTTGTAAACATCCACGGCCACAACTTTTGGCTCCGTATCCCCAGACTTGGTGTTGCCCTTTAGTGTTGGGCAGACTGCTTGCTCGGTGATTTTGCCGGTCAGGCGAAGCTCGGATTCTTGAAAGGCAATCGCCTTCTGCACCAACGGCACATTGTGAATATAGTTTTGTTGTTTTGATCCAGCTTCAGCCGCCAACGCCCCGACAATCGATCCGTCTCCGTTTATGTATCTCACCTCATTGCGAGTGTTCTGTTGGAATGCCATGCCCTCCTGCACCAACGGCACATTCCCCCCGCCAGTTCCGTATCGTGATACGCAACTAGGAGCAATATCGTGCGGTCCGGTGACCCGGCTGTCGTTGGGGTGGTTCTCGTAGAGGACAGCGTGCTTATCACCCTTGGTTAATGTGGGACAAGGATCACCTGGTTTGCCAACTCCAAGTCCGTTGCCCTTACCGTCCTGTTTATCTCCACGCTTGCCAGCGTTGCGAGTGGCTTGATCGTGGATTGGAATAGGAAAGTAGAAGCTTTCAGCTTGTTGCGTAAGTTGCTTACCAACTTGTTTGCTTAACCCGCAATCAATCGTTGCACATACATCTGGTATGCCAGATTCTATTCTTTGATCGATGCCTCCAACGCCTGCTTCAACATTGGCGGCAGTTCCTTGCCCCGCTTCTCGGCTCGGCGGAGAATCCCGGCGCACGCCTTCGGACTCAAATAGAACCTTTGCGGCAAGCTCCCAGTTTCCAAGGTGGCCGACAACGAACACACGACGGCGTCTTTGGGCCACTCCGAACCACTGAGCGTCCAGGACCCGGTAGGCCCACCCATACCCCAGCTCGCCCAGCGCCCCGAGGAAGGAGCCAAAATCCCTTCCTCCGTTGCTGGACAGGACGCCGGGAACGTTTTCCCAGACAACCCATCGAGGCCGCAGACGTTGAGCGATTTTAAGGAAAGTAAGCATGAGTCCGCCCCTTGGGTCGTTGAGGCCGTGCCGGAGTCCGGCAACACTGAAGGACTGGCAGGGGGTTCCCCCGACCAAAAGGTCAGCTGATCCGCTTGGTATATTCCATTGCTCATGTTTGGTCATGTCTCCGTGGTTGGGAACCTCCGGCCACCGATGCTTGAGCACGGCTGCCGGGAATGGTTCAATTTCTGAAAATGCGACCGGCGCCCAGCCAAGCGGCTCCCACGCCACGCTGGCTGCCTCGATGCCGGAACAAACCGAAACGTACCTCACAGCCCCTCCCTAATCCTTTCCAAGATCAGGCAGTTTTCCCGCTCTTCCGCGGCCCGCAGAGCCTCCCGGGTCTCCTGCAGCTGGCGCTCCAAGGACCGGCAGCGGTCGGCCAGCTGGCGGACCATGGTTTCGGTTGGCAGGACGGTGTAGTTGGAAATGGTTTCGCTCATTTGTTTTTCCTCGGGTCGTACTTTTTGATTTTCCGCCACAGGCAGCAGCAGGCCCGGAACGCCTCAAAGGCGTCGTGCACTTCCTCGGCCGTGTAGAGTTTCTCGTCGATGGCCCCCGTCTTGCGGTCGATAAAGACGTTACGGGCTGGGAGCGCCTCACCCCCCCAGGCGAACGAATAGGCGGAGAGCTGGAGCAGCTCCTTGTAATCCGTCCAGACCTTGTGTTCGTCGTCGGCCGTTGCGAATCCCGGCATGTCCGGGTGGAACGGCGCCACCTTGCTGAAATTCTTGCTCTTAAAATCCACGATCTCGGTCTGCCCGTCGATCTTGGCAATCAGGTCACAGCGTCCGGCGTAGCCCTCGCCGTCATGCACCACCACGTCCTCCGACAGCACCACCTCGTCGATCGCCTTGGCCCAGCAGGTCAGCGATGCCAAGTGCGGCCGCAAGCCGTCCTCGATGTCCTTGTGCAGCGGTGCGTCGCCTGCGATCACCTGCTCGGCCAGCGTGTGGATCCGGGTGCCCGTGTCGGCCATGCCGGCCAGCTCCGCCCGGTTGGTTTCAATCACCCGTCGGGCGTAGTCCTGTTCCGACTCGCCGTCGTTTCTGGGCAGGGTCAGCGTCTGGACGATGGCTGCGTCTACCTTGTGGCGGGTCAGCGCATCGCTCTCCAGAATTTTGAGGATCGTGGTGACGCTGGGGAACGCCTTGGCCTTGCGGGCTGAGCGCAGATCCCCGTGGCACGGTTCGCCCGTGGACAGGTAGTAGTGCGCCGACTCGGCGTCGTATTTTACGACAACGTTGGCCACGTTATGCCTTCCAGCCGCGCAGGGTGCTGAACGCCAGGGCAAACAGCCCAAGCATAAATACCGGCAGTGCGATTCTGATAATGGTTTCGGTCATGGTTTCCTTTCCGCAAGGCCGGCGGCAGTTGGGGGAACTACCGCCGGCCCCGCTTATGGTTTCTTCTCGTGGTTTCTCCGACAGGGTCAGAACGGGATGTCGTTGCCGTCCGCGTCCGTGGTCGTGTTGCGGACTGCGGCCACAGCCACCGCCGGCTTGGGCTCGCGGTCCTTGAACCGGACAAATTCTGGGTCGACCTTCAGCTTGGTCTTGCCCGCTTTAAGCACGCTTTGGACGTTCGCGTAGACCTGGCCGGGTTCCCGCTCGTTGTGGACGACGACGATCTGACAGTTTTGGCCGATCAGTTTTTCCAAATCGAAGTTGTCCGGGGGCGGCTTGCCGAACCACGTCTTGAGGTCTTTAAACAGACTGCTCTTTTCATGGAGCGTTAGCCCGTACCGGCGGCCAATGCTGTAAGGCCGGCCGTCCTCCATTTTGGTGCCCAGCTGCCAGACGATGCGCACCTTGTGCTGGGATTTGGTTTCGCCCTGCCAGGTGGTCTCGACGATGCCGAGATCCGCCACGTCACAGCAGACCGCGTCATGCACGCCTTCCGGTGCGGGGGTATAGGTTCCGTTGGTTGGGGGTTTTATTGCTAGTATAGCCATGTTGATTTCTCCTTTTTGGTTTCTCCTTTTCGCGGCCGATCACTCGTCGTCCGTGAAATCGTTAATTTCGTGCGGCCGGCGGATCTCATCCCGTTCCGGCTCGATCCAGCCCAGCTCGTGCGCCCTGGCCAGCTCGCGGCTGCGGTCGCTGTGATTCAATACGGCCAGCACCGCCCGCTCCGCCGACACACGACGGGCACGTTCGATGGCCAGCTCGTAGTGCAAAAATTCAGGCGTCGGCATCATTTCCGCTCCTTGATCCGCTTCCAAAACCACGCGACGGCTCGCCCGATGTTTTCAAAAGTCAGGCACTTGGTGGTAAAAGTAATCACATTCCAGCCCAAGTAGGCGGCTTCCCGCATCTTCTCGGCGTCCTTGACCTGGCCCATACCCCGGCTGTGCCGGCCGCCGACAAACACGCCGCCGTTAAGCTCAATTGCTCCCATGGCGCAGTCGCTGGCGTAATCAAAACGCCACCGGCGGGACGGGTGAAACTTGACCTCCTTGGTCAGCGCCGGCCCCTTGTGCAGCGCCCACAGCTTCTCAAACTGGCTGGCCAGCCGGCTCATTGATCAACGCCTCCGGTGACCCATGTGCCCTTTACTTCGACGGGCATTTGTCTCGCCTCAACTGCGGCAAGGCGCTGGGACAGCTTCCGCAGCTCTGTCCTCATCTCCAAAATGGCCGACAAAACGCTGAACTCGCTGGCCCCAATGCTTGAGGCGTTGGCCGGGATGGCTCCCTCGGCTTCCAAGTCCCGCACACTCACTTGCGGGCCTCCTCTTTGCACTTCTGCCAAAACCAGACGGCAAACGATCCGGCAAACACCAGCAGGCCCCAGGCCGCGCCTACGATCAGCGCCCAGCCGGTGAGGACGGCCACCATCTTGGCGATGTCTAAAAAGTCGGCGGCAGTCATCGCAGGCCCGCCCATCCGCGTACGTAATCCCGTGCGCCCCGCGTCTCGTACAACCACGCGGTTTTGCTTTTTGCCAGATCAGCTACAATCCGCTGAACCTCGAGAGCCTTGCTGTTTTCGCTCTGAAAAACGCCCTCTGAGGCGGCTACATTTTTATTTTCGGTTTGGCGCTTGGGCGCACTAAATATTGTATGAAGTTCGCTCATGCGACCGAGTAATACTGTGGCGGTTTCAGTCGTCAACAGGTTTTTTTGCTAAATTCACACGGCTCTTTTGCCGAACCGCAATCTTTACCGCCCTCGCCTTCCGGGCCTTTTCCAGCGCCTTCAACCTGGCCGGCGTCACCCTTGATCCACCCCTCCGGCCCATGGCCGAAAAAAAAGCGCTGACGGCGGGGGTAACTTCGGGCGTTCTCATGCTGGGTGGATATAATTTGGCGCGATACTTGGTCAAGCGATTTCCCACTAATGGGCAACTTGCCTTGCAATTAGCGCAACCCCTATTAAAAAGCGGTTTGGTTCCCTTGGGCGGGTGCAGCTCGTCTATTCTTACTTTATGGACTACGTTGTTCCTGGCCCGGCGGCTGGTCACGTAGGCGTACTGGCCTTGGGCGTCCATTTCCACGTGCTCAATTTTGACCAAGGCTCCGGCCGCCAACCCGCAGCCAAACTTGGGCGGCCAGTCTGTCGGGCACCAGCGGCACAAATTGCGATCAATTAAATGATTAAACTTTTCCGACATCCAACTGATATTGTAACGGCTTTAGACATCAGAAGCAAACATCCCCCGCGCAAGGCTATGTTCCTTAATGGCTAATAAATTTTGGTTGATTCAGCAGCATGGCAGAGCGGTAATAGCATTGTGGGTTTTAAAATCTTCATGGGTCTGATGCTGGCAGCGGTGGTGGGGCTGGGAGCCTTGGCCGTGCAGAGCGGCCGCAAGTTTAAGCCGCCCCCGCCCACGCCGGAGGAGCTGGCCCTGCAGGAAAAAAGCAGGGAGTTCCTGGATCTTTACAAAGCCATCGAGGACGACGTTGTCCGGCAGCCCACCCGCCCCATGGCGGATTTTGAGCAGCCTATCCTGAAATTGCATTACCTGTGGCTGGACGTGCGGGACAACGCCTACTGGTCATCCCGGCCGGCAGATCGCGCCAAGATCGATTCCGTTGTGACCAAGCTGGTCAGCGACGTGACGCGCGACAAGCAGCTTCGCCAGGCGGCAAGCGGGGACTAATTATCCGGTAGTGCCGGTTGGTCCTTAAATATCCCCTGCGAGGGCCGCGGGCATCCCGGCTCCCCTTCACCCACGTGCGAAACTTGCGCGTCTCCGCCCCGCCCATCCGAATCATTTTATTCAGCAGCTTGCAGGTGTGAAACTTGTTCTTCTTGAGCTCCCCGGCCACCTGCTCCAGCGTCATCCACCCCTCCGGCACCACGTCCGCCTCCTGGGCAAAGGCCCGCTGGATGGCATCGGCCCACCCGACCTTCGGTTTCACAGCGGGAAACGCCACTCCCCTTTCACCGGCGTGGCCAGCCACGACACACACGCATCCTGGCAAAACTCCCCATAGGCAAACCCGTGGCCCCAGCGGTACGTCGCCCGGCGCTGGCGGGCGTAGCCCATCGCCCCGATGTTGGCCAACGTGCCCGTGCAGATCCCCGTGGGCGACCCAATTACCCGCCCCCGCGCAATCTCCGGCCGATGCAGATGCGCCATGACGATGGGCTTGCCCAGGGATTCAATCGTGTCCCGCACGGCCGCCTCAGAACACTGAAAACCGTGCAGGAACACCGTGTCCCCCAACAGCGACAGCCCGCCTTCAATGTCGTACGGGTAGAGCTGGGCCTTCAGCTTCTTCGCCGCCTGCTCAATGGCCTGCGTCCCCTGCTCTGCCGCATAGGCCACCACGGCCGAGGATGAGCGCACCAGCTGCCACAGGCGGTTCTCATGATTTCCAAGGTGAATGCGCGTCGGGGCGAGCTCCTTGAGATGCGTGACGCCGTGCAGGTAATCGTCCGAAAAGCTGGAGCTGTGATCCGGGTCGTCGGAGTTATTGCGAGCCCCCGCCCTCCACGCGGCCGTGTCCAAAAAATCGCCCAGGTGGATCGTCTCCTCCGGCTTCCAACGGCGTTTAAACGCCAGCACCTGCTCCCAGGCCTTGCGGTCAATATGACCAGCGTGGGTGCATCCTACAGCTAACCATCTGCGCCACTTGCGCGTGACGTTCACTGGTTCGTGCGATGTGTCAAAGGTTTGCGGTAGTTTTACCGCTTATCTTCATATCCCGGCAGACCTTGCAGAATCTGCAAAATGCGCACGCACGACTCCCGGGCCTCTGCGGCGGCCACGGTCTTGTCCTCCGCCCCCTTTAGCGCCAGATCGGCAATTACCGCCAGCTGGACCTTGTGGGTGTAGACGTAGGAAATTAGATCGACCACCTCGCTGATTGCGTCGCTCCAGCACGGGCGCAGCCACAGCGCCCCGCCATGCTCTTCCTGCCCTTTGCGGTACTTGCGGTCAAAATCGCGCAGGAAGGCGTCCTTGATCGAGGCCAAGTGGAGCTCGTGCTCCTTGGACATGGGCGACTTCACGGCTTGCGCAGGCTCGCCTTACGAACGGGCTTGGTAGGTTGTGGCGCGTTTGTGGCCACGCGGGTGGTTTGGTTGCCGGGAATATATCGCCAGCTCTTGTACCGACCGTCCTGCAGGTGACCGGTTTCCCAGGAGATGGATGCCAAATCAAAGCTCAGGCCGCACTGTTCCCCCACTTTGTAGGCGGTGGCGTCGCCCCAATCGGCCGAAAAAAGTTTTGGGTCCTTGGCCGTCGGCTTGACCGGCACCCAATCAAACGCCAGCCCATAGTTATGGTAGCTCTCCCCGGGCTTGGCCTTGGTGACGATCCGGCCGGGCTTGGTCCTGCCTTGGGCAAACAGCGCCAGCTGCTCCTCAAAGCTGCGGAAACCGCAGTAGATCAGCGGCCGGATCCCCGTCTGCACCATCTCATCCAGCCATTGCCTCACCCTCCGCTGAAAGTTTGCCTCCAGCGTGGCGATGGTTTTCAGCGTGCGGTTACTGATCTCCGCCAGCGTGTTCACTGGCGGGCCCGTTCCCGTGCTGTTTCCGCCAGGCTATTAACAACAGTCGACAACGCGCGGGCGTACTGTTTCCGGAAGGCTTCCGGTGGCCGCCCGTATTCCTTTTCCAGCGCGTCCCATTCTTGCATGAGAGCCTGGACGCTTTCCCTTTCCGGCGCCGGGCCCGAAGCGACTTGGGAGACCGTCGCACAGGCTACCAGCAGGATCCCCAGACTAAGGACGCTTAAGCCACCAAGAATCGATGTCGCGAAGGCGCTTTTGGCGGTCATGTTCGATCTCCTCAAAGCTGCGCTGGAGCGGGCTTTTGCGTTTTAAAAACCACAGGATCACCGCCACGATCCCGCCCAAAAGAGACAGGGCGGCCGTGAGCATGTTATTTGCGCGAGAACTTTTCGAGCCAGGCGACGATGCGGTACAGCGTCCGCTCCGGCTCCTCGCCCGGGATGAAGGTGGCCAGCAGGGCGGCTGCGCCCAGGAGGGCCGTCAGCGCGCCCAATACACCCAGCCAATCAATCTTAAGGAGTGCGGTGATAATTTCCATACCCGTGCTGGGTATGTCAAAAGCCGTTGAAAATCAGATGCCCAGCTTGCGGGAGATGACCGTGCCAAAAGCGGAGGCGGCGGCTGTGACGATTACCCACGCCAGCCACAGCTTGGTCTTAAGCGAGTGTGCATCGGCCTCCAGGGCGGTGACCTGGGCGTCCAGGTGGGTCAGCTTGGTTTTAAGCAGATCACGGATTTCGCCGATCTGTTCCATGATCCACTTTTGGTTGGCCTCGATCGTCACGATCCGTTTATCCAGCCCGTGGATGTCGGCTGAAAGGTTCCGCGCCGGCATGGCGTCAGATCTCCGCGGTTTCCGCGCCTTCACAGATGCGGACGCACTCCGCCCCGGAGGCGTCATAGAAGCGTTCGATGTAGCCTTCCGCGACCAGCCAGTTAATGGCGGCCAAAAAATCTGCGTAGGTGTAGCTCATTCACAGATTCTCCGGCATAGATGGTGCGGTAAAATTTATTAACGAAAGCTCCTCCTCGGTCTTCGCCGCATCAATCTCAGCAAGGCAACGCTCAACTTCCTTTTGGGATGCAATAGCGATCTTTTGAAGAAATTTAATTCTTGTTTGCAGGATATTCTTTTTTGCGTTTTCTTTCATTTTATGCTATTGGCCTATAAAGAGTTGCCAGATTTCCATTTTCTATTGCAACATTAACTCCACCACCAAGACTGGTCTGAACAACGACTATGGATGACTGCAATAAAACATTTCCTATATCAGTAGAAAAATCCGAGGTTGCTACATAGCAAATCGTCTCTGAGGATGTTTGCCCAGTAATTGCATCAGTAAACGGACCCAAACTATTATCAAGTATAAAACAATCAGACAGCCCAGAATAATATGGTGAGTCTACATTAACTGCATTTCCAAGATAGTAAGATGCTATATATACAATGTCTGAATAAGAAAATGGATCGGCCCAAGAGCAATCACCAAACAAACTTCTAAAAGTTTGGTTTTTTTTATATTTTGGAACAAATGCAAGAAGTTGCGTAGTTGTATCTGTTGCTACTGTTGCAAGCCCACACCTATTATCATATTTTCTTTTGTTTATAGGTATTCCCGATGATCCTATTTTCATGTTATTTCAGTCACCCTAGCCGTTCCTGCCGTTGCAAAAATAGCGTTCACCTGTCCTGTATATTTATCAATTTCAAGGTAATCACCAGAAAACAGCTTGACCGAATAATTGGTAGTGCTTGCGGTTCCGCTTCCGTATAGAACATGAAGATTGCCTGCGCCCTCGTTGTAGATGGTCAGAACCTTTCGGTTTGAGTTGGATGCCTTTAGGGTTGATGAAGTAGTGGAAGTAAAATTGGATACTGTTGCCTCCCCTGTTGCACCCCTATTAGAAACATTAAATGTGCCAGACCCAGCATTCGCAGTAACCGTCCCGCTGATGGCGGGGAGCGACCCAATCGTGACGCTGTTCGATATGGATGCCGTGACTGACCCGATTTGCGAAGTTCCAGCACCCAGAGTTACGCTTCCCCTGACTCCAATAGTTACAGAATTAAGATTTGCAGAGGAAAGATTCGCCGTCACCGTACCGCTGATTGCGGGAAGTGATCCTATGGTGACGGAGGATACATTTTTAACATTAACCGAAACATTGCCAGCAACAGGGTCGTAATTTACTGCGTCAGACCCGCTTCTATACAGGCTGGTAATTAGAAAACCGTTGGAATCACACTGAAGTTTCGTTGGCTCATTTGGCCCGCCCCCAACTGCTTCTCCAAAAAGATTTGCCGTCACCGTCCCGCTGATGGCAGGGAGCGAGCCGATGGTGACGGAGTTGCCGACTGTGACTGTGCCGGAGATAGCGGGGAGGGAGCCTTTTACATTTACATTGAGAGATGTGTTGGAACCATCATAGTTCATGATGTTCCCGCCATAAACTCCTCGATCTACCAATGCTACAGGCATTGCGGTAACTGTTGATGCCGCTCCCCCTGCGCTTCCAGTTACACTTGAAGAATAAGCCGTGTTCGCTGTGACTGTTCCCCGTACACCAATGGTGACTGTATTTAAATTTGCGGAGGATAAATTAGCAGTAACAGTTCCGGAAATTACTGGCGTAGAATTTGAGATAATGCCTTGAAGCTCGCCATCTGCCCATGAAAAAACACCAGCCCTTACAGGCTCAACAAGATCAACAAGGGCCGTTGCGGTAAGATTTGAGTTTGCCGTTACTGATCCACGAATCCCAATCGTTACTGAGTTTAAATTGGACGATGAAAGATTCGCCGTCACCGTCCCCGCCACGGTCTGGGTGGAGGGGAAGTTGGAGATGGAGACAACGCTTCCGCTTACTGCGTTTGTGATATTGGCGATAGCCGTTGAGCCAAGGCATACAACGCTATGGGCTACAATATGCTCCCCTCCGGTGACTACGGACGAAAGCGTTGTTGCAGACTGATTCCCGTCTAAAACTGGAAGT